CAGATGGCACGGCGAACGATGACGGCGTATTTGGTTATCAAGAGCGTTGGGCCGAATATCGTTATAAGCCTAGCCAGGTTACAGGTTATATGCGGTCTACTTCGTCAGGTACATTAGATGCTTGGCATTTGGCACAGAATTTTGCAAGCTGCCCTACCCTCAATAATACATTTATTGAGGATAATCCACCGGTTGATCGAGTGGTCGCAGTAGGGTCAGAGGCAAATGGTAAGCAGTTTATTGTTGATGCGTTTTTTGACGCCAACAAAGCAAGACCAATGCCAATGTATAGCGTACCTGGACTGGTAGACCATTTCTGATGGCGGGTCCGATAGCAGCCGCAGTGGCAGGAAGTTTAGCAACTGGATTGTTTAACCAACGATCTGCGAATAAGCAGATGAGGTTCCAGGATCAGCAAAGTCGCACGCAGTACCAGCGTGCGGTGGCTGATATGAAAGCAGCCGGAATCAATCCGATGTTGTCCGCAAAAGTCGGTCCCAACGCTGCAATGTCTGGAGCTATGGCAACCATGCCAGATTTAGGCGCAACAATGAATAGCGCACAGTCCATAGCAAACCAAAGGCCAGTTCAACAGGCTCAAACGCGCAAATTGTTGCAAGAAGCTTATCAATTGATTCCGCAACAGGTGAGGGAATCAATACAGCGAATAGCGGAAAGCGCAAGCAGAGTACAGGTTAATAATGCGCAGAAGCAGCAGATATTTAGGCAGATAGATAAGATCGGTTCAGAAATAGAGTCGATGGCTAGTACAAGAAGTTTACAAGCGATTCAAGAGCGTTTGGCGATAAGCCAGGAACAAATAAATGGAATCATTTATGGGTTGAAAAAGGCAGAATTACCAGCCGCGTGGGCTGCAGAGACTTTTTGGCAGTTTTTGGATGAACAAGGTTTAACAACGGAAGCGAAAGCGGCTCAGTTTTTAACTGGGTTAATGCCGTTGTTAGATTTGATCCCTAATTTCGGATTGCAGAAATATTTACAGGAAAAGTTAACTAGCGGGATACCGCAGAGAGCAGTGAGGATACAGAGATGATGGTGAGAACTCCGTACAATTACGATCGGGATGAGGTGTCGAAAAACACCGCGCTCGTTTTTAACGATGAAACATTGACACAGCAAAATTTCAAAGATGATGCTGATTTAAATATAATGATTAGGAAGTATGGCGTTCTTCCCGTACAAGAAGTCAATTGGGATGAGTTCGATTCGTCAGTAATTCCATCAGATTATCATCAACTGCAAAATCAGTTGATAGAAGCCGATCAGGCGTTTATGGGATTGCCTGCTGAGTTACGCAGCCAGGTAGATAATGATCCAGCAAAGCTTTTGGCTTTAATTAGCCAGAAAGAAGCTGAGGCGAAAGCTGAAGCAAAGGCTGCCCAAAAGGCAGACAAAGAAGCGTCGATTCAGGCGGAGCCGATCGATGCAGACAAGCCCGCTGAATAGCGGGCGCGTCAGAGCACACGGTTATACTTGATTTATAGTGTGCTAGGTGACACCCTAGTTAAAAGGGTAGGGCCCCCACTACGAAAGTAGTAGGGAATAAGTAACAGAAAAATGTTTTGATGTTACAGGTAGTTGCATAATTTTTATACAGAATAATGATTATGCGACATTTATGTGCAAGTGCACAATTTAACGGAGTCAGATATGAGACCAGTTAAAAGAATGAGCGTAAACAAAGGTCGCAGTGCGAGCAAGTTTCGCAAGCAAGTAGGCAGAACAAAGATGGCAAACCTGCGCAGTAATCCAATGCGCGGTGGATGGCGTTTGTGATTTATGCCGTGTTTCAGCCCGCTTAATGCGTGGCGGACAGACAACGGAGAAGTCGTATTTTGGCGAAGACAAGACGCAAAGCAAGAATTAACGCTTCCATGCGGATCTTGCGAAGGTTGTCTGCTAGAGAGATCCCGACAATGGGCCGTAAGGTGCATGCACGAAGCCCAGTTGTGGGACAAAAACTGTTTCATCACGTTGACGTATGAACAGACACCAAGTTGGAACAGTTTAAGACATAGCGATTTTCAAAAGTTTATGAAGCGATTACGGAAAAGATGTACAGGCGACAAGGAATATATACATGCTCGGACTGGTAAAAGCAGTTTTCCTATTCGGTATTACATGGCTGGTGAGTATGGGACGCAGCGTGGCCGTCCTCATTACCACGCTTGTATCTTCAATTTTGCTTTTGAGGATATTGAGTTTCTTCGACGAACTAACAGCGGTTCTAACCTCTATCGTTCGGCACAGCTGGAAAGCTTATGGCCGCACGGTTTTAGTTCTGTTGGTGATGTCACTTTTGAGTCTGCTGCTTATGTTGCACGTTACGTAATGAAAAAAGCAAAACAGGAGGAAGTAGATACAGGTGCGATAGTAGATATGGAAACGGGTGAGATTATGCCTAGGTTGCCCGAATACAACCGAATGAGTTTAAAGCCAGGCATTGGCGCAAATTTTATAGATAAGTACAAGATTGATGTGTTTCCAAATGATTACGTCATTGTTAACGGACACAAAGCGAAACCGCCCCGCTATTACTTTAAGCGATTAGAACAAGCGGATCCGGAAACGTATGAATACGTGAAAGGCAGCCGCGAACTAAGAGGATTAATAGAGTGCGAGGACAACACAGAAGAGAGACTTGGCGCACGTCGAAAAGTGCTCCAAGCGCAATTAACACAATTACAAAGGAACTTATGATGGAAAAGCCAGTAGTAGTTTTATTTGACAATGTAGCGCAAGCGTATAAAGACCCTTTTTATCCACCAACCACGGGTGTCGCCTTAAGAGAATTTCAGGATGCAGTTAATGACCCGAACAACGGGCAATTATATAAGCATCCGCAAGACTTTGACCTATATGTTATAGGTTCATGGGATGAACAGTCAGGAAAGATGACTGTCAATGAGGTGCCAGAGAAGCTGGCGAATTGTTCTAGTTTAAAGACAGAGGTTATGAACAATGGCAATGATGCATAGGAACAAGAGCGCGTCAGCGCACCAGTTTTCAATGATACCTAGAGCGGAAATCCCCCGCTCTAAGTTTCAACAAGAGTCGACGCTAAAAACAGCGTTCGACAGCGGTTATTTGGTCCCAATCTACTTGGACGAGGTATTGCCGGGAGATAGTGTTAATTTGCGAATGACAGCATTCGCACGACTGGCTACGCCCTTATTCCCGGTGATGGACAATATGTACATCGATACCTTTTTTTTCTTTGTACCAAATCGTTTAGTTTGGACGAATTGGCAAAGATTTATGGGCGAGCGAGATCCGGACCCGGATTCGTCAATTGATTACACAATCCCTACAATGACATCGCCAACCGGCGGTTATGCAGTGAATTCATTGCAGGATTACATGGGATTGCCAACAGCAGGACAAGTTGATGGTTCAAGTACGGTTACCCACTCGGCCTTATTTACAAGAGCATACAATCTTATCTACAACGAATGGTTCCGGGACGAGAATCTCCAGGATTCGGTTACTGTTGACAAAGGTGATGGGCCGGACACCTATTCAAATTACACATTATTACGACGCGGAAAGCGGCATGATTATTTTACCTCTGCCCTACCATGGCCGCAGAAAGGTGACGCAGTTACGATGCCGTTAGGCGATAAAGCGTTTGTAAAGTATGGGCAATACCAGACCGCTTCTCCTGGTAGTATTGGTGATTTTGTTGTCGGTTCGCAAAGTTCAGGTGACAACAGACAGTATTGGGCAAAGTCAACTACTGAAAGCGGTACTGCAGCCGTTATTAATCAGGATCAGTTTTATCATTTGTATGCGGATTTGTCGGACGCTACTGCGTCTACTATTAACGCAATTCGTAATAGTTTTCAGATTCAGCGACTGCTTGAGCGCGATGCGCGAGGTGGTTCGCGGTATACAGAAATTATTCGGAGTCATTTTGGCGTTGTTTCACCAGACGCACGTTTGCAGCGTCCAGAGTATTTAGGAGGCGGCAGTGCTCCGATCATTGTTAACCCGATTGCGCAGCAATCAGCGACTGCAGCAAGTGGTACGGATACTCCGTTGGGTACGCTCGGTGCTGTCGGTACTGGTTTGGCTGACGGGCATGGTTTTAGTCAGTCTTTTACTGAGCATGGCATTATTATCGGAATGGCATCTG